GGCATCATCCTAAAGCATTCCGAAGAGCCTGATAGAGCAAAGGTACTTGCAGTTGGTCCTGATGCAGATGAAGTCCAGGTGGGTGATACAGTACAACCAGATTGGGGTAAGGCTATCAAGGCCGAGAGTTCAGAAAAAACTTTCCTAATTAAGATTGATGACATAGCATATATTTACGGAGAATAATATGTCTGGTAAAGGTTCAAGTCCAAGGCCTTTTAGTGTTTCACAAGAAACATTTTCCGATAACTACGACAAAATTTTTAAAAAACCCTCACGAGCTGAGATAGAACAAGACGTATACGAACAACAGGAATTTGATAGAATCTTGGAAGATAATAAAAGGCGTCAAGCTGCACTAGATGCTTTAGTGCAAGAAAATGAAAGATTAGGTTTATACGATAAATAATGTTGCGGGTTGGTGAAATGGTATCACAGTGGGCTCATAATCCTCAGTTCCGGTTCGACTCCGTGGCCCGCTACCACTAATCGTCATAAACTTCATAAATGAATTCTGCTTCTGGAATTCTAGTCTTGGTATTCTTACTACCCAATATTACAATTATCCTTACGCCTTCACTGGTGTCTAGGAATAATGTAATGCATCCACCAGATTGATTTATATACCCCGTCTTACTGACTACTATATTTTGATAGTGTCCGATCATTGGGTTTGTATTGCGAAAAACAAACCACTTTTTCTTGACTTGTATCTTTATTTCTGATTTACGGCTAGCACTTACAATTTCAATATATTCTGTTGCAGCCTTTGTTAACGATATCAATTCAACAGCAGTACTGACATTTCGTGAATCCAATCCTGTTGGTTCATAAACAATAGATTTCTCCATTTTTAATTTTTTAAGTTTTGCGTTCATTGCTGCAACGCAAGCATTCATACCACCAGGATAATATTCACATAACGTATAGGCGGCTCTATTGCTACTATGCACAATCGCCATCTTTATTAAATCAGCTCTTGTGACCGTTTGATTTTTGGTTGGTAGTTTATCTTTTAATTTGGTTGTTAAAACCAATAATTGATTTGGATTTTGTTTGGCATCCAATACGGCCATAACAGCCAACAATTTTGTTATACTTGCTATAGGCCGAACTTTATTATAATCTTCACCATCAAGTATTGTTCCATTTATATCTGACACAATCCAGGATTTGGCCGTAAACCATCCTGCTTGGACTGTTTGTTGATTAAAATATAAGGTGAAAAATAACAGTAAAGTAAAAATTTTATATAGCAATCGTATACCTCGTATGTATTCATTATGGTGACTCTATTTTATCTTTACAGGACCTTGCATCATTCAATGAGGTGGTGTGTATAATTTTCACAGCATTTCTTTTTGTGCTTGAGCACTTATATTCACACACTTGTAAACCTTTTGGATCCCTAAAACTTCTTTCCAATCTACAGTAACGACCTGAATTTTCATAGGCAGTTTTAGTATATATGACAGCATCCGGCATCAAGTTTATATTGATGGTCGGATGAGTAACCACAAGCGTGGCTGTAGTTGTTATTAAGGTAAATAACAGTTTATTTTTCATGGTAGGTGTCAAAGTAATTCTTAAAGAATTTGTAGAAACGTAATTTCTCAGAGTCGAATCCATGTGTAAGACGTTCAAACTCAATTCTTTTCCAATCCAATTCAGCCTTTATTTCAATGTAACCATAGTAAGCAACAATACCAAAAGATAAACTAAAGGTAGTTATTATGATTATTATGTTTAGAAAATCGGCCAATAAAACAAGTAATACAGGCGCAAGCAAAAAACCTGCAACTATCAGTACAGATTGTGTAGATGTTTTCATTTTTTAGTATACCACCAAATAAATGATAGTACCATAAAAACAGCAATCAAACCAAACGCCAAGTAATATAAAAAGAACTTCATCAAACCAACTACATTAAATACCCATTCCAAAAATGTGTATTCTTTTTCTTTTTTCATTTTGGTGTTATTAATTCCTTATTACTTTCGTAATTTTTTTCATCCAAATATTGGATGGCTTTTTTAATCTTTTCAGCTTCATATCTTTTTTGCTTTAATAATTCTTCTCGGTAAGTTCTATCTTTCCATTTTTCTTCATTGTCCAAATATAACCAATACCAGAATATACCTAAAAATATACATAGAATTAATCCTGCTATAAACAATCCAAATTCAAATTTGTATTTTTCAATTCTTTGTGCTTTTCTTTTTACTTTAACAGCCTCTTCTTGCATCTGTTTAGAAATCAGAACCTTTTGTTCTTTGCCCATTTCTTTGGTCATTTTTTCAACTTCAGTAAACAATGCACCAAGTTCTGGTGGACTTTGATATATCATCAGTTCACGGAGTTCGGTACCCATTTGTTCTAATTGTTTTTTCATTAGAACACGTTTCAAGGCACGTTTAGCTAAACTATCACCACCGGAATAAACTTCTGTTTTGCTTCGTTTTTCTTCTTCCTCCAGTACAGCAAGGCACTTAAAGTAGTTGTCATAATATTGACCGAGATAATCACCAATTTCCGCATAGATGTTAGTTGAATCTTCACTGCGTTTGTTTAATTCTTTAACACGGGTCTTTTCTTCTGCTAATTGTTTGACGGCCGCTGTGCTTGCTGGTTTGCCTGGTGGGTGTGCCTTGTGGAACTGGTCGTCCAAATCCTTGAGGACTGCTTTCACATCCCCAGCGGCACCTTTGATATCTTTGTATAACTGACAGCCTTTTTTTACAGCGGCAACTGCACCGTTGGCCAAGGCAAAGAGGGTGAACGGATCCATTTTGTACCATTTTTTCTATTGACAACATGATGAGAAAATGATATAATGTTGATTCAACTCAAACTATATAATTATTTATGTGGTATAACATATTAACACCAAAAGGATATTATGAAAATTCTTGCTTTTAAACTAATCACCAACGAAGAAATACTTGCCGAAGTTGAAACGGAATCCGAAACCGAATTCGTCTTATGTAATCCTGTGGGTATTGCAATTGTACGTGGTAAAGATGGCCAACCAAACGTAGGTTTTGCACCATTCCCATTGCATTCGGAACAAAAGTCCGGTTCGACCATTGCCATCGCTAAGAAGAATGTAGTATACTCTTATGTTCCCACAGAAGATTTTATCAGCAATTATAATCAAATCTTTGGCACAGGTATCATTCTTCCAGGCCAACAACAAATTATTACAGGTTAATGACAACATTTTACACAAACGTTCAGGCTCTTGGTGGTAAAATTCTTTACCGTGGTATTAAAGACGGTAAACGAATCAAACTAAAAGTTGATTATGAACCACAACTATATCTACCGGCCCGTAACAGTAAAGGTACACACAAATCACTTGATGGTTTAGACCTTATTCCAAAACGTTTTGATGGTATACGTGAGGCCAGAGAATATGTAAAGCAGTTTGATGGTGTATCAGGAACACCAAAAATCTATGGTAACACAGGATATCAATATGCTTTCATTGCAGAACAACATTCTGACATGGTTGATTGGGAACAAGATAAAGTAAGTGTTGCAATTATCGACATTGAGGTTGGTTCGGAAAATGGTTTTCCTGATCCATACCTTGCAAACGAACCTATCACCGCAATTGCATTGACCTTTCTGAATGGCCACACTTATGTGTTTGGTTGTGGCGATTTTAATAATGATAATCCCGACAGTGTAACCTACTTGAAGTGTAAAGATGAATATACACTTTGCAACAAATTCATTGAACTATGGTACAAAATGTACCCCGATGTTATCACTGGCTGGAACACCAAGTTCTTTGATATACCATATCTTGTCAATCGTTTTCGTAAGATTCTTGGTGAAGATAAGGCCAAGATGTTATCTCCATGGAATTATATCAGTGAACGTAAAACCAATATCAATGGTCGTTTGTTGATTGCATATAGTTTTGTTGGTATCGAATCACTTGATTATATTGAGTTATACAAATGGTATGCGCCAGGTGGTAAGTCACAAGAATCCTATCGACTGGATAATATTGCACAAGTAGAACTTGGTGAAGGCAAGATTTCATATGATGAATATGAGAACTTACACCAACTGTACAGACTGAACTATCAAAAGTTTATTGAATACAACATTAAAGACGTTGCATTGATTATCAAACTAGAAGACAAGTTGAAGTTGATTGAGTTGGCCTTAACTCTTGCATATGATACTAAGTGTAACTATGAAGATGTATTTGCACAGACACGTATGTGGGATTCATTGACGTATTCTTATTTGTTAGGTAAAGGCATCATTGTTCCACCAAAAGAAACACAAGAAAAAGATTCTGCGTTTGAAGGTGCATATGTTAAAGAACCACAAGTAGGCCTACACAATTGGGTTGCATCGTTTGACTTGAACTCATTGTATCCACACTTGATGATGCAATATAACATTTCACCTGAAACATTAGTTGAGAGAAGTTATGTCGAAGATAGAAAAAACCAATTAAAATTAGAACTTGAAAGGCGTTTATGAACAATAGATATATTCAATCATTTCCAAAACATATCAATATGAATTCCAAATTCGGTTCACTAGAACATCCAAAATTGGAAGGATATGTGTTCCATATTGTTAATGTGTGTAATCCTTACGATGATCCTAATCATAATTATAATAGTATCTGTTCAGCAAAAAAATATTTACAGATAGAATCAGGACCATCAACATTGAATTATTCATCATTATCCTATATGTGTTTGCCAAGAATTTTTGGAAATATTTGTTTAAATATTGTTTATCTAGATACAGAAAGTGCAGTTACTTGTTTTGATGAAGGTAATCCTGAACCAATGAAAACAAAAATTTATGTTAGTAAAAAAAATATGATGAGAAACAATTCACTTTTTACAAAGTTATTTCCAGTTATTTGCGTTGAACAAGATGGTAT